CTTAAAGCCATGCTCTTAGAGGCTCAGAAAGGTGCTATTTCTAATTTAGAGAACGCGGAGATTACAAAAAACACAGCAAACCCGAACATGTCTTCTAATCAAGCGCAAGCCTTGGTTAACTTTACAGCAGCAGGTTTGGACTCTAACATTGATAGGACTAACTCTCAGAGGGCATGGCTAGATACTAAGGGAACCTTAAGTGGGTTTAATGCTTCGTGGAAACAGTATGTAGAGGACTTTCCAAGAACTTCTGGATTTCTTGTGGATGAAGACCCTAACACTGGTGACAAAACAGTTGTGGCTAATTTTGAACCTGTTAAAGGAAACATGCAACTCTTTGATTCTCTGTATGGAAAGTCTAAAGGCAAGTCTCCTGTTTTTGTAGATGATACAGGGAAAGGAAAGACACTTAAGACACTAAAAGAAGAAATAAGAAACGACCAACTAGCACAGTTAAAGAGTGATTCTAACAACCCGAACTGGAAACCGACTAAGGCACAATTAGACTTAATTGAGCTAAAAACAAGACGCGGTATTGGTAAGCTGATTACCCTACGTCTCGCTAACAAAACATTGCAGGTGACTCAATAATGGCACTGACACAAGAAGAACGAGACTTGTTGTTTGGTGGTGACTCTCAAGTTGCTACTGAAGAACTCGCTACGTCTATTGAAAGAAAAGCACTGACAGGTGACTCACGTGCGCCTGCTCAGAAAGCCATTGACTTTCTTTCTGATCCAAAAGAAAACTTACTTAAGCCCTTTAGTGCTGCGTCAATGGACGTAGTTTCAGGTCTTAACACAGGCATTGCAGGGGCAGCACAGCTAGTTGGGGAAGTTTCAAGTCTAGTACCCGTTGGTTTAGATTGGTTATTTGGGCAAGAAAGTTTTGACATGCAGGACAGAAAGGCTTTTCTTGAAAACAATATTACAGAGCCAGAGGTGGCAAGGCAAGAAGCTTATGCTCAATATAGGAAAAACTTAACGGGAGAAGAGCCATCTAATGTTGCCACTGTCTTGGGTGAGCTTTTACCTTCATTAGCGGTTGCCCCCAATAAGCTGCTGCTTCATTATTTGGACGTTTATATCAAAGTGCAGCCTTTGGTGGTTTAAGTGGTGGTTTAGAGTTCACTGAGGGCGGTTCGTCTCAGAAAGCAATCAACACTATGCTTGGTGTTGCTCTTGGCGCTCCAGTGCAGGCTCTTGTAGAAGGTGCTGTGAAAGGTTCTCGTTTTGTTTCTTCCGCCAAACTTAAAAAAATAACCGTTAACAACCCAACAGCTACTGATGTTTTAACCCGCTCAGACACTATTCAAGTTTTAAAAGCTGCTGAGAGATTAGGGATAACAGTAACGCCTGCGGAAGCTACAGGAGATCTTTTATTGGTTAATGGTCAAAGGCAGTTAAACGTCAATGAAGCAACAAGAGGAGAACTGGGTGAGTTTTTGTTGCAACGTAATGATGACTTAACTGAAAATATTTTACAGTTGCAGCGTGTTGCGGATAGAGATTTACAATATACTGGAACGGCCTTTAAACCTGCTAACAGCTCAACGGGCGCAGGTGTTCCGGATAGAGCGCCTTTTATAGGCAAACAAGATGAAGTCAGATGGAAAAAAACAAGACAAGAAGTTTATAGACAAACTTTAGACCAAGAGGAGCTAGCTACAGTTTTAAATTCCAGCCCTCTTTTACAAAGACAGTTCATTAAGTATCAAACAGCTTTAAAAACAAAGCCAACAAAAAGGACAGATGAACATGTTTTAGCGTTAGAGTCCATAAACAAACTAAAAAAAGATCTAGGTCTTGTAGGTGATATACCGTTTAACAATGTCGGGTTTTTAGACATGTTGATTGATAACTTAGATGAGGTAGTAGATAAAGGAGTTGACGCTACAACCGCAGCGGGTCGTAAGAAACTTGCGCTTATTTCTAATCAACGTAAGGCGTTATCAAGCACTTTAAAAAAGAAAGTATCTGGGTATGCTGCAATGAAGGGACAAGGTCAGCGAGCGTTAGCTGTCAGCTTACTACGAGATGCTGTAGACGAAGGTACAACCGCAGCCGCTGATTACCCTAAAAAGTTCTTTGACTCTGTTTTGAAAGATAAGAAGAAAAGAGAAGAGCTTATTAACATATTAAAACCAAATGATCCTGACATAGCCAACAAAGTGGGTGATCTTGGTTTAGTCATGTCTCATATTTTTAGTGACGCTAATATTGCTAACAAAATATCTCAATCAGCAGAAGATATAGCAACACAGTCAACTGGTGGAGCGGGCGTTGTAGGTTCGTTAGGTATTGTTTATGTAAAAGTGCGGGCCTTGTTAAAGCAAGACGAAGCAATGATTAGAGTGTTGACTGACCCTGACTGGTCGAAAGGTATTGGAGGTTTGAAAGCAAGAACTCCGGAGCAGACACTGATGAACCTTGTTTCTTTCCTTACTGTAGCAACTAACACATCTAACGCGATAGAAAAAACATTGGGTCAAAGACAAGAACAGCAAGAAAAACGTGACCAACAACCCTTAAGAACAACTAAGAACCCAACACCACCACAGTCCAGCAAGCAAGGAACTTTAGGATTATTTGGACAAACCAACTAAACAACAGCAATAAAAAAGGGGCCGCAAGGCCCCTAAGTTTTACTACAGTTTTATGTACCAATAAATGCTAATTCACTACACTTATTGCACCCTAAACTATCTCACATGCTCCACCAGTACATGCTAACTCTTGTGATCCTGTGGTGTTGTCTTCACTTTCGAAGTATACAAGATCATTCCAATTAACACCTTGTGGCATTGCTGCTAGTAACTCTTCGTATTTCTCAGCAGTAATGTCTTCATATGGAGCTTGCTGATACGTATGGTCACTTACAGGCAACAGACTGATACCGCTACAGATGTCAAAGTTATCCCATATCCACTGTGCTACTTGCAGGAACTCGCTATCTGTATAGTATACAGTGATACTTGGCTTATGCTCACACCAATGATTCTGGTAAGTCTTCCAAAGTGCTAACTGCTCCATAGCTCCTACCATCTTCACTGTCGTGCTGCCCTTGGGTGCTTTCACAGGGAAACCAAACACTAACGATGTCTCTGACATAACGTCCTGTTCAACTGGGAACCCTGCTGCTGACATGAAGCTTGCAAGCGGGTCTTTCTTGTCTGAACGTACACGGCGAATGTAATGCTCAGAGAAGCGAGGGTGAATGCCACTAGCACTGTCAACAAGCTGAGAAACAGTACCACTTGGCTTAACAGCAGTAACAGCCGTAGACTGGTTAATGCCAAGCTTCTCAGCCCACTTCTTATTGGTTGCAACAGCAACATCTCTAATTTCCTCTAGCCACGTAGCCAGCATAGGTGAGCCGTCAGAGCGACTGGTTACTTCATGATCCATAATGCCTGTCATGCTCACGCCTAGCAACGCCTCTTCCTCAGTGTTCTTCTTCCAACAGTTACGCAAGTATCTAAAGTCAGTCAACGTGGCCTGTAGTGTACCTATGATGGCAGCAATGTCAGCCTTGGCCTTGAGTGTCTTGAGTGTGTCATCTGCACGTACAACAATCTCCGATAAATTGCAAAACTGGTTACTGCGTAAAATTATCTCACTGCAAGGGTTAGTTCCGAAGTCATGATTAGGATCTCTACGTCCATTACGTGCTGCAATCTTCTGAGCTGCTACACGGCTAAACAAACCACGCTCGCCAGCCTTAGACTCATACAATGTTTGCATCTCGTTAAGGAACGCTTCAAAGTCTGGCTTTTCTGTGTAAGCTACAGAGTTGTTAGCAAGTCTACGATGACCTTCCTTCTCCCACCACGCACCTGACTTAGCTTTAGCCATGCGGCCATCAGACAAGTTAGACAAGCTAATCAAAGCTGAACGTCTAACGCCACCTACAACTACAATATCAGCAATCTTACATACAACATCATGACACTCAATGCTGGTCAGCTTGCGGCCTTCAGCCTTCTGGAAGATACCTACACAGAAGTGGAACAAATCATCAAGGGGCTGTGGGCCTGACGCTCGACCACCAAAGGTCTCTAGTCGCTCACCTGCACCACGTACACCGGACATGTCCCACTTAGGGATCTTACCTGCGTACAGCATAGCAATTAGCTCACGGAACGCACTAGCCCATCCTACCTTGCTGTCACCTACTACAATGGTTGTGTCGGACTTGTGGAAGGACTCAGCAACTACTGGCAGCTTGGTAATGAAGTTCCGTTCAACACTAAAGCCTACGCCTGTGCCACACATAAGCACATACATCAGCTCATCAAAGCTACGTGGTGAGTCAATGGCTAGGTAGGAGCAGTTAAAGCCTGCTACGTTGTCCTTGTCAAGTGCTACACCTGCTGTCATAAGGCAGCGCATTGATGGCATTACTTCTAAATCATGGATAGCTTTAAACAGCTTCTTACCTGTCTTCTCATCGATCTGACCACGGTTAGACCAGAAGTCTACGTAACGCTGTACTGTCTCTGCCCATGTCTCTCTACGGCCTTCCTCTGGCATCCAACGTGCATATCTACTTTTATGTATAAATTGTTGATACTGATCCATTATTGCATATCCTTTAATTTAGCTTCTTTAAGAACTTCATTGACAGTTTTGTACAGTTCTTCCTTTTCCCTTGTCTTCTTACCAAAGATAGCATCGTAGTTATCTTCATACTTCTTCTTGTCTGTGGGGCGGGTAGTAGAACCCTTGCCCCCATGTGTTTGCCCTGTAGCCATTAACTGTTCTCCTCCTCCACCATATCCGTTAGCTTATGCAAGTACCACCCTGCTTTCTCTAGGTCTTCTACCTGCTTACCTTTGTAGTCATAGCGCCACAGGTACTTCATGCAGTTACCCTTGAGGTAGCCTTTAAATGCAACACTGGACATGGATTCCTCTATTGCATCAATACACTCAATGTTGCCGGTGTTATAGTGGTCAGGGTTGTTTACTACGTCTGTCTCTTCATCATCAAATATGTACGAAGTAAGCTCTTCATTCGACATATCAATATAAACCTTCATCATTGACTCATCTATTGTAGGCTCTATTGCTGGTGATTGCTTGCGCAGTCTATCCCAGTCTTGTGGTGTTGCGTTATTAATGCTCATCTTCTACTTCCTCTTCTCTATGCCTAATTAGTCGGTCTTCAAAAGCGTTCAGTAAGTCTTCACTTGTTATATAGAGTGTCTCTAAG